TAATAAAGTTATATCTACCCTATCTGGTAGTGGAGGAACTTTAGGTGGTTTATCGGATGTTGACATATCTGGTGGTCTATCAGATGGAATGGTCTTGGTCTTTAACGCATCAACAAGTAAATTTGAAGCAACTATAGACTTGACACCAGGAGCAACACAAAATTTAAACATTAATGGGGGAAGTTTTTAAATGGCCAGCATAATACGAGTAAAAAGATCGACTGGCAACTCTGCTCCAGCTAGTATAAACTACGGTGAACTTGCGGTTACGATTGCGAATGGAACACAAGGAAATAAGGGTGGAAGATTATTTGTTGGAGATAATACAAATCCAGATCCAGATCCGATAGTTATTGGTGGTAAGTACTTTACCGACATGATGAGTAATACACCAGGTACAGTTGCTGGTGGTGCGAATGCTAATAGTAGTACATTGGCAAACGGATTTATACCAATTCTTGATAGAGAAAGT